TCACAGGGGTGTGACAAGCAACGCAAAGCCGCTTGTCACAGGGGTGTGACAAGCGACTAATGCAACTAACTTGCAATCATTCCGCTTCCGCTTCCGCTTCCGCTTCCGCCGCAATCTTGCCAGCTAGGGCCGCAGAGATTGCGGCGGCTTCGTCCGCCGTGAAGGTAGAATCATCCTTAGCTAGAATGGCTAAGATACGCTCAGCGGCAGTCTTAGGAGCGGCTTGTGATTGCGGCTTGTCGTCTTCAGCGAATGCCGCAATGACGGCGCGTGAGACGCTTTGGCGGGAAACAAGATCGGTACCATTGGCAAAATCTTGGCACGATTTACGGGTGAGACCCGCGAGCTTAGCCGCTTTCACGAATTCAGCGATGGGAACGGCGGCGGCTTTCCGAACGTCCGCTTCCACCTTTGCCGCGTCACTTTCTGGCGATTCAAGCAAAGCCGTTTCTACCTTTGCGTCGACAATCCGCCGCCGCTCACGCCCCACAATAGCGGCAGCGCGTGAAATATTCCCGTTGCAAGCGCTTAGGATGGTTTGAATCTGCTTTGCCATACGCAAGCCGCCGCTATTGATTGCGTCGAATTCACGGGAAAGAGCTTCCCCCGTCGCTGCCGCGATTGCGTCCGCCGCTGCCGCTGCCGCTTTATCCGCCGCCGCTTTATCCGCCGCCGCCGCTTTGATTGTTTCCGCTGCCGCTGCCGCTTCCGCCGCTTTATCCGCTGCCGCTGCCGCCGCTTTACTGGCAACTTCCGCCGCTTTGATCGAAGCCGCTTTATCCGCTGCCGCCTTCGCTTCGCTCATGGCTTGTAACCTTTCGGCATTCGCTGCCGCTCCGATTGTCTTGCTTGTCTTGCTTGTAGTCTCGTTTTTCATGTTCTTGCTTTCTCTTTAGTTGGTTTACTTTCGGCGTCATTGCCTTGCTCCTTATAGTGGGGAACACACCCCCCTTGCTTAAAGCCTAGCAAGTTGAAACCCCCTCAACTGGTCTGAAAACCCAACCAGTATCCGGAATCCGGAAGCCGGATACAGGCTACGGGTGGGGTGTTGGTTTTTGTGGTGCGCGTATATTCATATATACACCTGTAGAAAAAAATAATTGGAATTGACGGGTGTTGCAAAAAGTGACATAGTTGCATTATTCGTGTAAGCAAATAGGCGAAAGTGTTACATTTTGGACCAAAGTGTGACATTTGGTCACGGTTTTTAACACATTGGCAGCAAACTTTTGAATTATGGATGAGCAACAGTCATACTATGAGCGCAACAAGCAGGCGCGTAGGGAATATCAGCGCGACTATTACCTGAGAAACAGGAAGTCCATCCTGCGAAAGGCCCAATTGCGCAGTGAATTGGAGCCGGAAAAAGCGGAAAAGGCAAAAAAGTATCAGCGCAAATACTATTTTGAGAACCGCGAAGCCATCCTTGCAGAGAAAAAGCAAAAGTATTTGAAGAAAAAGGCAGTGCCTTAGCCGCAAATAGCAAGCATTTTTCCCGTCGAACTACCCCGTAGAGGCCCATCCTTTACGGGGTTTCCTTTACCCTTTACACGTGTTCAAGCGAACGCTTCGGACACCGGATTCAGGAACCAAAACACGCGTGCCGGAAACAGGGTAAAGGTTCCAATCTAGCGGATAGACTAACAAGTGTAGGGCAATTTGCGTCATCTACAGACCCCCCGCCAGCGGAGCCCATTGAGGTAAAAGGATACCGGAATCAGGATGAAATTGACTAATCCGTTTGTAAATATGTTCCGTTATATGACGTTTTATACATCCCTGAAAAGTTTGAAAAGTTTCTGGAAGGGTAGTAATTCAATATAATTCAAATAATTCGAAATGTAAAAAAGTTAATGAATTAACTGAATTAAATTGAATTACTAAAGTATAGAAAAGTTTATAGAGAGTGTATGGTAATTCTTTATTTTCAAAATTGATTGGACAAAACCGTTCAGGACCGTTTAGGGTCCCTGCATGCCCGAAATTAAAACGACACTGCCGGACGACTTGCACGCGATTGAAAATTTTTCTGCTTACGGAATGTGCCCCGATGGGAACGTCTATCGTGTTAGGCCGCCTTCGCGTGGGGCCTATGCCGGAAAGGTCGGAGTTGTCCGTCCGGTTTGCCACCCTCGCGGCCATCGTTGGTATGTCCAACTGACCGACGACGACGGCAAGCGTCACCGTTTGCCCTTAGCCGATTTACAACTTGACGTTCGCGGTCTTAAAACAATTTCTTGACCAATCCTGTATCCTGCATCAGAATCGCTTTGTGACGCAAAATCCGCCTGTAGTTCCATCCGGTCTGAACGAGTTCGACCTGTTGAACCTTGATCCCAAAACGCAAACGGCCCCTGAATCCCGTTTGCGTGACGTTCGCGCTGCGAATTCGATCTACGACACTTTGCGAAAAGCCGATGAGCGTTCTGCCAGCAACCGTGCTCGCTTCGACGCCATGTTCGACGGGGCCCCGCCATACGACCAAAAAGTTCTGTCGTCAACGGGCCAAGGCACGCGCACCAACCTCAACTTCGGTGAGGCCCAGCGTTATCTCGACATCGCAATGTCTGCGTTCGTTGACCTCTACACGAGCCTTGAAAAGCTCATGATGGTGAAGGTCCGCATCGGGGAACCTGCCGAAAGACAGGATGCCCAAGACATCATTGCCGAAGAGCTGACGCACATGCTGCGCGACTGGCCTGAATTCCACAGCCACTTCCTGCGGCTCTGCACAGAGTTCACGAAGCACGGCGTTGCTGCGACCTACTTCGACGATCCTCGGAGCTGGCGCTTTCGCGTTTGTGGCCTATCCGATTTCCTGATTCCTCGGCAGACTGTCGCTTCGGAGGAGGCGATCGAAGTGGCTTGTTGCCGCCGCCAATACCTCTTGCACGAGCTCTACGGCTTCATCAAGAATCCTGAAGCCGCTGCCAAATTGGGCTGGGATGTCGAGGAAGTGAAGCGCGTCATCATGCGCAATGCCCGCACGACTGGCCAGAACGGCAACACGACCTATGCGGATTGGGAAGCTACCCAACGCGAGATGAAGGGCAACGACCTGTATACGGGCATTCAGAATACAACCGCGTCGGTTATCCACATGTGGATTCGTGAATTCGACGGCACGGTTTCGTTCGTCATGTTCGGAGAAGAGACGCCGAAAACCTTCATGTTCCGAAGCGATTCGATGTTCAAGAAACCTGAACAGGCTTACATCTTGTTCAACTTCGGCGTCGGAACCAACGGCACTTACCACTCAGTGCGCGGCCTAGGCCATCGCATTTTCAACCATGTCCAGCTCAGCAATCGTTTGCGTTCGCAGATGGTTGACTCGGCCATGCTGGGCGGTGCTGTGATGATCCAGCCCGAATCACAACGGGCGCTTGAGGACATGTCCTTCACGATGTATGGCCCGTATTCGGTGCTGTCGCCCAACGTGCGTATCGTCGAAAAGGCCAGCCCGAATTTGTCGAACACGATGCAGCCTGCCCTCAACGACATGCAGTCGCAGCTTGCAATGAACGTGGATTTGGTCAGCACCTACGGCAATCAGAGTTCCCCTTACCGGAACAACTTGCAGACCGAACACGACCTTGCCGTGAGCAGCCGCCTGACTGGCTCCACGATCAACTTGTTCTACGCAAGCTGGAGTCGTTTGCTGCGTGAGGTCGTTCGCCGTGTGGTCAACAACATTGGCCGTGACCCCTTCGTCGCTGAGCTTGTTGCCCGTTGTGCTGAGCGCGGCGTGCCTGTCGAAATGATTAAGGCCATCGACGTGACCAAAACCGTTGCCGTGCGTGCGATCGGTGCTGGCAGTGCCGCCAACCGTTTGCTTGCCTTGCGTGAGCTCAACCAGATTTCCGGTGGCTTTGACGATACGGGCAGACGCAATTTGCTGCGTGACATCACCACTGAGCGTGTCGGACGTGATCTCGTTGACCGCTACGCTCCTGCCGCTCCGGAGCCTCGGCTCACCGTTGACGCGAAGATCGCAATGCTTGAGAACCAGTCGATGCAGTCCGGCGTTCCCGTTGCAGTGCTCGACTCCGAACTGCACGGCATGCACCTTCGGGCTCACACGCCTTTGCTGCAACAACTCCTTTCCGGCGTGCAAGAAGGCACTGTCGATCCTGTGCAAGCCCTGCCGATTACCACGATCGTTTACGAACACTTCATGGCCCACATGCAGCTCTACGCGAACGACCCGATGGCGAAGGCTGAGGTCGCAGGCTATAAACAGCTCACACAGGTCGCTGAGGAGGTCATCACCAACACAGGCAGACAAGTCCAAGCAATGCAGCGCAAAGCCGCTACAGAGGCATCACAGGCCCAAGGCGGGCCTACTGACGGACCGACAGCCGCTGAACTCAAAATGCAGGAGCACGAGCTCAAGAGGCAGCTTGCCCAGCAGAAGGCCGAAATCGACATGCAGATCAAGCAGCGCAAGGCTGATCAGGATCTGGCCTTGAAGGACGCAGAGCGGGCGATGAAACTTTCCGGTAACGCAACAACTTAATGGCTGAAGATCTTAGACCCAAAGAAGTTAAGGCGCTCCTAATTGCTGCGCGTCGTGTCCGCACCCCCGAAGAGGAACAGGAGTTTTTAGGTAAGCTGAAGGCCCAAGGCCGTAACCTTGCCCCTGAAACCAAACGCACTTCGCTTGAAGAGCTTGCGGATACCTCCGTCAAGACCGGAGCGATGACTCCTGCTGAGGCCATTGAGCCCTACTATGGCGCGAAGCTGGCAAGGGAAATCATCCGTGCTGGCAACTACAATGAAGCAAAGCCCGTAATCGAACGGGAGGCCTACGCCAAAATGTTTGACGTAGTTAAAGCTGAACGCAGTCCCGATGAAGGCGCTTTCTACATGGAAGAGGGCCCCTTAGTCGGCTTGAAGAGCAAACGATCCGATGAAATCAGCGCGATCAACCAAGCCACCTACAACAAGTGGTTGGAGAGTGATGATCCAGAACTCCAAGCACGGGCCAAAGACTATTTCAACACCAATGCCATTGATCCTAAACGTCCTGCATCGGGGCAGAAAGATGTGATCGAGCATGAATTTGGTCATCACGCCACTAAATCCGATCCTGAATCCAGTATCCTGAGGACCGCAAACCGTGAGGGGTATGTGGCATCCGGAGAATTCGAGGAGTTCGGCGGCCATACGGGCTTGAAAGATGAGACGACCCAAGCCCTATCTCGCTTGCAACGCGAAGTCTTCAAGAATACAGGCAGCCGATTGACTAATCCGAAGCAGTTCATGGCTCTAGTCGAAGCGGATGAAGTGCCTGCATATCTCAGTCAAGAAGGGCAGCGGGCTTTGAATTACGCCAAAAAGCTGCGCGGAGTCTCTATGGATTCCACGGACAAAAGTCGAAAGAAAGCAGCGGACGCAGCCCTGAAAGCATTGTCCGAAGCGGTCCCCGCCTTAGTTGTCCGCGACAAGCCCGAATCCTTTGCTGATGCAGTGAACAGAAGACTGTCTTGATCTTATTAAATTGTTTGACAAAACAGTTTGCCCGTATTTTACTTTCCCATGTTTTTTGGTAAGCCTGTCGTCCCGAAGTCTTTGGAGCATTGGTATAACGATCCTTCCGCCGTCGAACGGCTACGTGAAATCTTAAGCGACCCTATCCTGCAACAAGCATCCGCTACGCTCTTGCAGGCAGCCTTGCCCTCGCATGTGAACGTGGGTTCGGGCCCAACGAACAACGAGCGCCTTTGCTGGTTGGGCGGGTATTCCGACTTCATGCGCGACCTGCAACGGCTCACGAAGATGCCAGCTACCCGTTCAGATGTCTCTGAGTGGGAACACATTGACAACGAACTAAACTAAACCTTTTGCCCTATGGATACCAACACACCTGCCGCTGATGCGCCAACGCCTGATACGAACGAAGGAGGCTTCATTGACAGCCTCGACTCCTATTTCAACAACCCAAATGGGCCTGATCTTACTCCTGCCGCTGATCCTGTCCCTGACCCTAAGCCTGTCGCGCCGGAAGCGGAACCGAAGGTAGCCCCAACGGAACCTGCTGACGATCTGGACTCCATCGGAGAGCCAAAGGACTGGACCCCGCAAGCTGCACGGCGCTTCAAAGAACTGAAGGCCGAACTGAAAACCTACCGCACAAAGGCAGAGGAGCTTGAATCCACTGTGACCCAACGCGAAGCTCGTTTGAAGGAACTCGAAGCTGTTGCGGACAATCCTGAATTCAAGACCCTACAGGACCGTGTAGCCGAATACGAGCAGCAAATGCTCGTCACGAAGCTCGAACAGAGCCAAGCATACCGCTCGCTTGTCGATGAGCCCTTAGGCGTTCTCGTTGGCGAAGCCGATGCCCTTGCCACCAAATACAATATCGAATCCGGTAGCCTGCTCGATGCCATTGCGGAGTCAGACGAGGCTACACAAGAAGAAGCCCTGTCCGAATTGCTCGCTTCTGCCACCGATCGGGACAAGTTTCGGGTCTACAAGATCATCGAAGAGATCAAGCCCATCCTCGAACAGCGTCGTGTGCTGCAAGAGAACGCACAGGAGGCCCTTCTGGAGGCCGAAGAGCTCGACCGCACACGAACACAGCAGCAACTCGCTGAACGGGCCACACAGCGCCTGCAAGCGGCCACTGCGGTAGCGGACAAATTGCAGTCGAAGCTCACCTTCCTGTCCGGTATGGACGGAGTTGACCTCAAAGCGATGGCCAAAGACGCCGCAGCCTCCGATCCTGCGTCCTTAGACGCGATTACGGGCACGTATCAGGCTATGGCAGCCAAACTTTTGCCTAAAATGGCCAACGAATACCTGTCTTTGCAGCGGGAAATCGAGTCATTGACCGAAAGACTTGCCGAATACGACAAGGCTACCCCTCGGACCGGAGGAGGTTCCGGTAATTACGGCAGTCCCTCGGCTGCTGACGGCAGCAAATCCTTCCTTGACGCCGTATCGGCGGCCTTCGGCGGGTAAACGCAAAAAAGTTACAAGTATCTGGCTTATTTAATTTGACAGTATTGCCAATAGGCCAGATACTTTCGGCGTCCTAGGAAGTTTCCGACGCCACGGCCCGCTTCGAGCCAGCTTTTACGAGCGAATACGATTCTACCGGTAGAGAAAACTGACAAGGGTATTTGAAGCCAAGGCCTTTGCGCCTGTCGCCCGCTTCTGCGACACCTGCATTCCGCTTTTTATAACCTTTTCAACCACTTAACTACCTAATTTTATGGCCATTAACGCCGGACAAGCATTCAACGATCCCACCAACGATACCGCTAATACCAGTATCGACACCATCCTCACCCAAGAGGCAAACCGTATCGGTTCCGATATCCATCGCCGCACTATGCACGTGTCGCCTTGGATGGACCTTATCAAGCAAACCTCTTTCCCTGACGGCATGGGCTACCAGCTCGGCACGATGATCTATGATCGTGCGCTTCCTGTTACCACCGCCAACGGCACTACGCTTGCTGGTTCAAGCTCGTGGATTGACGTCGGTGGTTCTGTTGCGGCTGACCCTATTGTCACCGCAAGCACTGTTGACCAGATCATCCCCGGCGCACGCGACACGATGATTGGCGCAGGCAGCAACTTGGCGAACGGTAAGTCGTTCATCCACTTTGCTCGTCAACTCAAGCAATACGCTCTGAAGCGTTCGACCGTTGAATCCCCTAAGATCAACGTGGAAGATCTTCGCTTTGCCGCTTACCGCACGGAGCAACTCCGCGCTGTGATGGATGCCCTTACCGACAGCACTCGTTGGACTTGGGAAGAGCGTTATCGTGACGAATATGACCGTCTTTGCGGTAACATCACATTCTGCCTTGCTAGTGGATCTCCTACCGTTTCTGTTGTCGATGTCTCCGCAGCTACGAAGAAGGAAGGTGTAAATACCGTCGATATTGATCTCACCAATGACTTCGTTGTTTCCGGAACCAATATCGACTACACCCCAACGGCGAATATCTCGAACAAGATTCTTGATTCGATCTACTTCCGTTTGGTTCGTTCCGGTGCGGGAACCAATGCCTACGGTCGTGAAAACGCCCGTCCTGTGTTCGGTTTGATCTGCTCTTCGGAAGCCTCCTACGCGCTGCAAACTGAAGCCGGATTCCGTGACGACGTTCGTTACAACCAGTCGAAGGTCAGCGATCTGATTGCTCCGTTGGGTGTTGAGAAGTCCTTCCGTGGCTTCTACCACTTGGTTGATGATCTTGCTCCTCGCTTTACAGTCTCGTCCGGCACGCTCACCCGCGTATACCCATACGCTGTTGACAGCACGACTAAGGCCGTTATCGTCAACCCAGCTTACGACATTGCTACCCTTGAGGCAGCTTATGTCTTGCACCAAGACGTGATGGAAAGCCAAATCCCTGAGCCTATTACTGGCTCCAACGGACTGACCTTCGATCCCGTCAACTATCGCGGTAAGTTCTCTTGGAAGAACATCCCATCCGTAGACATCAACCCTGATGGCACGATTGGTTTCTTCCGTGGTGTTCTTGCTTCCGCCTCGAAGCCGATCAAAACCGAATTCGGTTTCGTGATCCTCTTCCAGCGGACCTCCCTCAGCCCCGCTGCCTAAACCCTAACGCTAATGGGCTCCTTGTTACAGGAGCCCATTAGCTTCATCCTGTAACCCTACTACTACGATGCCCTCTCTGGACGATTTGCCCACTCTTGCACCTGTTTCAACTTCCGGTGACGACCTCATTCCAGTTTACGACCTTACGGCCACTGGCTCGTCTAAGGTCCGTAAGCTCTCGCTGAACGCTGTTATGGGTATTGCCCCTACCGGTGAAATTGCTACGGATACCGATGGCGGTTCTATTACTATCACCACTCGCGTCCAAGTCATTTCAGGATCGAATACCAGCACCCTCACACTTCCTGCCGCTAGCGGCGTGTTGCGTGAAGTCATCGTTATCAACGATGCGACAGGTCCCGCTACGATCTCGCCTAACCTTGCTGCTGGCACAGAAGCTATCGTGTCCGGTGCTTCTGCCCGCCTGCTCAGCAACGGAACTGGCTGGTATCGCGTTGGCTAATCCTAAACCCTATACGGCATCCGGTATCCGGATGCCGTAATCCCTTTTCTTAAATACGCTTATGCCCGCTTACTTGCCACTACCTGAAGGTCTTGAAGTTCCGCCTAAAGGCCAATTCGAATTGCCTGTCCTTGCTGAAATGCGTGAAGGTCAGATCTACGTGCTCGAAATCGGCGGCATGCCTTTGCCAGATGTTGAGGACGAAATGGAAGAAGAACTTGACAACGAGGGCATGAAGGAAGAAGATTTCATGGCTGCTGTCGAACGGCAGATGGGCCCTAAACGATAACATCATGAAAACTACTGCCTTAGGTATTCTCACCATTATTGTCGCTGTCGCCGGAACCGGTATCAAGTTGCTCGGTGGTGAAGCCGTTGACTTTGCCACCGTCGTTACCGCTGTCACAGCCGGAATCGGATTGCTTAAAGCCAAAGACGCATGAAGTATCTACTCTTCAGCGCCTTCGCTTTGCTAACTAGCTGCGCCGGAACCTCGAATCCTGAGCAGCTTAGCAAGCAACTCAGCGCCATCAACGAGGCGCTCATCGCTTACACTAAGCACAACACCCCTGTAGCGGACAAATGACAGACCCATCGCCCGTAGGCAAAATGTTTGACAGCATCATCGGAATCACGGCCCCTGCGTTGGGCCTGATTACGAGCATGCAGGAGCAGCTTGAATACGGGCTCAGAGTCGCGTCGTTAATCGTAGGCCTCATCGTAGGCTTGCTCGCCGTTTGGCGTCATTTCAAATGAAAACCGTAGCCGTATGCGTTGGCCATTCCCGTAAGGGGGACAAAGGCGCGGTAAATACGAGCGGTGTTACCGAACACCAGTTCAACCGCAAGGTTGGCCAGATTGTATGTGCGGTGCTCAATGAGCGCAGCTACAATGCTATTCTACTTGATGCGTATACCGGTAACGGATACGCGTCATCAATGAGCTGGGTAGGTCAACAATGCAAGCAGCACAAGGCCGTATGCGCCGTGGAGCTGCACTTCAACAGTGCCGGACCCTTTGCCAATGGCCATGAGTGGCTTTACTGGCAGCGCAGCGCGAAGAGTAAGCTACTTGCGGAGTGCTTTGCCACTGAGTTCAGCAAATCGTTCCCGTCTGCACGCGCACGAGGAGCTAAGCCTTTAGGTCTTGACGATCGGGGCAGCTTGTTCTTGCGCCTTACCCCTTGCCCTGCCGTGATTCTTGAACCCTTTTTCGGTTCGAACATCGACGAGACGGTCTTCTACACGAAGAACCAAACGGCGTTGGCTCATTGCTACGCTGACGCCATTGCAACTTACTTGCAAATGGCTTAGCCACAAAAATCAAAGTTGACAAAAGCAATACGGAACCCTACGTTTGCTGCGTGGCTGCTGCTCGGTATAATCTTGAAATTGAAAGGGGCGGTGCGCTCGATTTTTCGTTGCGCATCCTAGACTCGCTTGACGAGCCCGTCGCACTTTCAGGCGGCAGCACAGCATTCAAAGCCCAAATCCGTGCCCAACACCGTAAACCGCTCATCGCAGCCATTACGGTTGCGCCCTACCCTACTGAAGCACCTGACGGAACTGTTCGTTTTACTCTCAGTGCTGCTCAAACGCTACTGCTTGACCCCAGCCAGAAATACGTGTGGGACTTCTTCTGGACCGACTCAGCCGGAACCCGCCGTAGGCTACTATTCGGTGACGTCACCGTTGCTGCGAATGTCACTCACCTTTCCTGAACCCATGTCCTACTCCTTATCTGTAACTGAAAGCGGTGGCCTTACCTTAGGTCTTACTGGGCCTGCTGGACCAGCAGGCCCAGCAGGCGGCGTAACTTCTGTGGCCGGAAGAACTGGCGCGATCACACTTGTGAGCGCCGATATTACCAATGCTACGTCATTCGCTACGCCGGACACTTTGGTGAAACGAGATGCGAGCGGTAATTTCTCTGGTGAGTTCTGTGGGTTTACTGAGGTCAATGCAGGAGGTGAGACATACGGTGTTACTATTGGCCCAAACGGTGTTTATTTCTATGTCCTCGACGCGCAGGCCCTGCTCCGATCTACGGCCACACAGTCTCAAGTCTATACCCTCCCTGACTCCACAGGCACTCTACCTACAGTGCCCGCATACGCGAACCTTACCGCAGCAAACGCTGCACTTCCTGCTGACGAATTCTATTGGGACACCACCGATAAAAAACTCCGCAAAACAACCGCATAATTCTATGACCAACAATATCGACAAACAATCTTTCGGTGAAGGTGGCGTGACGCTCGTAGCCGCCAACACCGCTATTCCAGAAGGCCAATACTGCGCCCTTAGCTTCGTAGGCGGTGGCGGTGCTATTACCACAGCATTCAGTTCTGCTGAAGCACCGCTACTCAGCGGCACTCAAACAAGCATCACGTTCCCTGACGGCTACACGATCTACACTCCACTAATTATTGGTGCAGGTTCCCTTGCCCGTATCGCTTGCCCTGTAATTCTCTACAAATCACTCTAAACAATGCGCTTAGGCTTAGGTAATAATCTTGTGAAGCAGGGACTCTCGTTTACGAGATTCCCTACAATGCTGACGCTTAATCTCGCAGGCACAATTACCGCGCTCACGCTTGACATTGAAGGTGTTCAAACCGCTCTAATCCTTTACCTATAAACCTATGGCTGAATTCGCCGATACACCCATCCCCTACGTCCCGATTGCCGACAAAGCCACAGAAGTGCGGACGGCGATTGACGTTTATTCTACAGGGCAGACCTATTCCCAGTCGCAGGTTGCGGCGATCATGAACTATCAGGGATTATATATCCCCGACGCAGATGCGATGCTTTATGTCGCGGCTGTAGAATCAGCATTGGCGACAACCATCGAAACCGCGCTGCCATCTGCTACAAATCCCAAGCGCATCATCTCCGATTTCTTCAAGGCGGAAAAATCTGCTAGTCGATGGGGTTTATTCAAACAATTTCACCTTCCGATTTACAACAACGCTGCCGCAAACGCGATTGATTTGGTGGCTCGATATGTTGGCGAGTTTTCGCTATCAGGAGTAACGACCGCTGCCGGATACGTGCAAAGCAACGGCACTAGCGGATATTTTGATTTCAAAAATACTCCCGCAGAGCTTGGTTTGAGCATGTCGGACGCCTATGAATTTGCTCTAGCAAAAACCGCGTTTGCTCCTACTGGGGGACGGGTAATCGGCTCGCGCAATGCTGGAGGTCAGGATTTCAACCTTAGCGCAAATGACGCATCAACATTTCGTGCAGCTATCATGAGCAACACGACGGGATTGATTACATCTAGCTCAAACGCGATGACGGGCATTTTGACTGCCTCGCGCAAATCAGGGACTAGGTTTGTGGCGCGCCGATCATCCACTGGATATGATGCGCTCGGATCTATCACTGACGCAGATGTGGGCCTAACACCAACGCTTGATATTTACGCCATAGCAGGAAATGCCGCTGGAGTTGCTGGAGCATTTACCACTAACCAATGGGGAGCTTATGGAGTTGGGCTTGGCCTAACAACTACGCAAAACGAGGGATTTACGCTCAACCTGAAAAATCTTTACGAATCACTAACCGGACTCACACTACCATGATCGGATTTGTTACCTCCCCCGAAACATCCGCTGCTATCACCGCAGCCGTAGAGCTAGCGCAAATCTCGCGTGGACTCTCGCCATACATCGGCATCCGTGGCATGGAAATTCTGTCCGGTTCCAACGCTGGGCAGCATTTCCTCCCGTTTGATGATTCCGCACTAACCACTCCGCTTCACGGAGGAACGCACGTTTCCGACTATCCTGAATTTGCCTCGCTCCTCGCAATGCTTGGCGGGCTAGAGTCTCGTGTGGATATTGATCCAGAGCTAGTCACCCCACCACCCATAGAGTAATCCCCAAAACCCTTCTGCCTTACCCCCCAACAGAATGTTCTACGCAATAATCCTCGCCATGTCATCCTTCCCACGCCCTTGCAACCCCAACTCACACGCTCCGAGGTGCATCCCCGAAGTGCAGGCATCGGCATTGGGTCTGATCGGCGCAACACTGCTTCTCATCCGACGTAAACGATAACCTTAATGCTAGCCGCAAACTACAACATCACCTTAGACCGCGCAGCGGATTACTCCTTCGTGCTCGTTATCAACGACGCTAATGGTGTTGCCGTAGATCTTGACGGCGATGACTTTGTCAGTGACATCCGTTTAATCAGCAGCAAGAAGCAGGCATTGGAGTTCACTACCGCATTCGTTACCGATGGTTCCGATGGGAAGGTGCTGCTTACTTTAACGCCCTTACAGACGAAGACACTGCAAGCCGGAACCCTTTACGAGTATGATGTATTCGTTATCCGTTCCGTAAGCGGGCAGACCATACGCCTAATCGAAGGCACGGTTACCGTGCGAGCACAAAGAACCAACGACGTTTAACTTATGCCAAGCGACACTTTCACCCTACAGATCTTTGATACCGGTATCAGTATTCCGGCAGACCATGCTTCGACCCATTTAACGGGAGGCACGGATGCTATTCCTATTGCTACGGCTTCAACGTCAGGCTTGATGTCTGCGGCCCAAGCCGCAGCCGTTATTGCGAATACGGCCAAAGCCACTAACGCCACGCACACAGGCGAAGTTACAGGCTCTACGGCGCTGACCATTGCGAATGATGCTGTCACTACTGCGAAGATCAACAACGGAGCTGTAACTACAGACAAGATTGCCGCCGCTGCGGTGACTACCACTAAGATTGCTGATGGTAACGTGACGCTTGCTAAGTTGGCTAACGTCGATGGTCCTGTAGTCTTAGGCCGCAGCGATAGCGACATCGGTGGCGTAACTGCTATTTCCTGCACCACTGCGGGATTCGCCCTTATCGGTCAAGCCAATGTTTCTGGTATGCGGACTTACTTAGAGTTAGGCCCATTCGCCACCGCTACCACGATTACCGTGGACTTAACCGCTGCGTCAGTGACTGGTGTATTGCCTGTATCTAAAGGCGGAACTGGGCGCGGTGGAGCTACTACATTGAACGCCAATTCATTAGTTGTTACTGGGGATAGCCCAGACGCAAATTTTTCTACTGTCGCTGTTGGGGCTACGACTCAGATTTTGGTTGGTGGTGGTCCTAGCTCCTATCCTGTATGGGCAACGGCTACCGGAAGCGGTGCTCCTGTCCGTGCGGTAAGTCCATCACTCACTACCCCAGCTTTAGGGACTCCAACAGCAGGTGTTCTTACAAGCTGCACAGGCTTACCTTTGACGACAGGTGTTACTGGCGTATTACCAATTGCGAATGGTGGCACTGGCAAAACGTCAGCGGTAAGGGGTCAGATCTCCAAGATGTCCTCTTTCACTCTTGTTGATGTAGCAACCGCGAATGTCTACGTCCCCCTCACAAACGCAGGCACATTAGACGCAAACGTCAATATGACTGTGGGGGCTAATAGCACTTTTTCAATAAAGAATACGTCCAACACAACTAGACTTTTTAGGGTTTATGCTAGTGTGGATGCTACTTCGGCGAATAACGAAATCTTAGGCATTAAGTTATATTTTGGTGTAGCAGGATCTCTCGGAGCTATTGATGAAACAGAGTGCAGGGGATTCACCAGCGGATCAAATTCCGCCGCTAAGCTAGTTACATCATGGATGATCGAACTTGACCACAACGAAGAGATTGCCGTTTATGTCGCCAACCATAGCGGAACAAATGACATTACTATCCAAAGAGCGAGGCTAATCGCAGAAGCAATTATTTAATATGGCCGTATCCCCAATCCCACAAGCCCCTTTCCGGCAGGACCGTAAGGTATTCCTTACGCCCATCATTGGGGATGTCCTGTTCAGCGAAGTCCGCGATTGCTCCCGCATCTCGATTCCTGAATACGGAACCCCGCATCCTGATTCGAAGAAGTGGCCTTCGCACAAACTCGTGTTCGTCAAGACCGTTGACATCGAGCGCGACGGCTTGTTCGAGTTCTTCTACGCGGCTGCACGTGAGGATCAGGATCTATACAACTTTGCTTTCGGCACGCGTAATGTTGCTGGCCGTGAGTTCCGAGTAGTGTCAAGAAGCTACGTCACGCCTCGGGCTGACTTCACGCCATTGCTGCCTGTTTTTAACGCGGCTATGCCCAACGTGCCGGAAGGCAAGTTCGACGGCGTTGATTATGTCTTCTACGACAAAGTGCAACAACGTATCGAGCAACAAGAGCTTGATGCCCTGTTCATCGCTGAGGTTTACACCTACATCGAAACGGACTTTCTTGACGACAAGCTGAGCGTTTCAATCGAACGCCCAGTCCTGATTCCTGAAAAGTTTCGCGCTCTGCTTCCGACCAACACAACGGAAGAACTCGTTGCTGGAACTGTTGCCACGCCTGCATTAGGCGCGGATGACATTGCCGCCACTGAGGAACAGGTCAACACGGATGTGAAACGCGTGCGCACGGTTAGTCGTGCGCCGCAGACAGAACCCGTAACCTTAACCGGAACACGGGCATACGTCGAAGGCACGGAAGGCATTGTAGAGGAAAGCTATTCGCCTACTGAACTCTCGGCGGATACTGGCCTGCTTGTCGCACAGTCCGTTGCCACCCCTTTAGGCGACGGCTCCTTCGTGAAGGAAACGGTGCGCGTTGAGGAATGGCCGCAACTCAAAAGTGCTGAATGGGATTACGAGCTGAACGCTGCGGTCACCCGCACGGAGCAGTTCGTTGCACCGCCTACGAACCTCAACCAGCCAAACACCTCTTTCCGTGCCGTCAATAAAGACCGCACGTTGCAGATCACGGAGACTCCTCCGGTATCCGCTTTGCTGAGTTATCTTGCAGCGTTCCCGACTGAAGTGAATTTGAACTTGCCCAACGTGCTGCGCAAAGTGCAAGTAGTTTGGTCTTCGGATACCGCCCAAGGCAGTTCTGATTCTGAATGGCAGGGCGTTGTCGTAGGTGAATCCGGTTCCCTGAGTGGCAGCGAAGACGGCGATGCCGCTAGCTCTGTGTCCTTGCGGCCAGAACTTCTCATCGACATCGAACAACCTTCCGGCAGCAATCTCCAAGGAACGGCCTACTTCTTCTACATCGAAACGGTCAACAATGTCGTCACTCCTGCTGCGTTCTTAGATCGCCTTAATACTCTCTGCGGTGCGCCCGTCAGTCGTTGGCCCATCTTTCGTCCGGTATCCCATACCCTTTTAGCCCAAGGCGCGAAGGCTACCGTTCGTGCGGATGCACGCGGCGCAGCCTCTGTTTCGTTCTCCAGCAGCAGCCAATCGCTTACCCGTTCCACGGCTCAAGGCGATTCGTATGATGTCAGTTTAGCACTGAACTCTGTTGTCATTCCTCCTACAATTCATCCAGCCATTGTGCTGGTGGATGCCGGTATGCGTGCGTTGACTGTATCGGCTACCGCAAGCGCAGGCTGGACTGGCACGAACTTCCCTACGGTCAACGTAGAGTCGAGTGCGCAGCATACGGTTCGTGCGGTTGTTACGCCTACGGCTTTGCCTGCTACTTACCCTTCTGCTATTCCAAAGTCAGGTTTGTATGTAGTGCAATCACGAGTCGAACCCTACAAGTGGGGCTGGGCAAAGTGCTCTGCGATTGTCATCGACGCCAATCAACTCGCTTAACCTATGGCTGAAAAATCCACTTCGACCAAACGAGGCTCTGCCTTAGCTGAAGCGCAGAGCCTAGGCATTGACACGTCAGGCATGAGCACACGCGAAGCCATGGGCGCTATCAAAGAAACCCGTGCCGCGCAGAGCGACATGGCTGACTTTATCAATAAGGTTCTCGACTCACGTCCGGCTGCTGTGCCTGCGGGCGATGTCGTGCCTGCCGTTGCGACCACACGAACCACTGAAGATCCTGCTAGCACGGTAATGCGTGGCGGTGGCGGCGGTGGCGGCACTAATGGCGGCGGTGTGCCAACTGAATTCTACACTTGGGTTGAAGGCAAAGTCGGTAAGGTAATCGTGCTTTGTCAGTCCGGCCCAAGCCCACTTTGAGTTATGGTCACGTTCCCTACAGGTTCCGGTATCTTGCTTTGCCCTACAGGTCAGGGGTTTAGCACTATTTCTGATGATTTGTATGCAGAACTTGAAACGGCTGTAGATTCTGGCGAGGCGAATATCGAAGATATCGACCCTGCGGTGTATCAGGAGTGGTTGTCGAACGCAAAGGAGATAACCTTAACTGACGAAATTGAATACAGCCCACTCAAGGAGGGTTACGAGAATTCCATTGCTGTCGCTAAGTATAAGCAAGGATTGTTCGGTGATGGTGGGATGCAGTTCAACAATTCAGGTCATCCGTTCCCAATGATGACTTTCGATCAAGTCTTAACTTTCCAGCCCTCAATCAACCAAGGACAAGTTGGGCTTACCGAAATTGACGGGTATGGCTTCGGTTACTATAAAACCGAAGAGGGCGACTTCGCATTGTTGACGTTCCTCCCTTTCTTGTTCATCCGCAACGACAAGTTTTATTGGTATAGCGCGTCTATCCCAAACTACACCATCACCCTAGATGATACGGATTTGAAAGTGGTGGACTCCTTTACTTTCGATTACTACGACCCCGAAACGGAAGAAACCGTAGTGATTACTTCAACCCGAACTGTCACGGCCAGCATCACAGAGCGGTTCTACTGAACCCTTGACCGTATCCTGTTTCCTGTGTATTCTATTTCAAGCCATGAAGACTAAGACCAAACAACAAGTCGCATACCTGCTCTCCAAAGTGAGCCCCCTAAAGGGCAAGCAGCAAGAGAAGCTGAAAGCTGAACTGCATTCCGGCGCTGTCAAAATCAAGAAGTAATATGCCCTCACTCACCCTCAACCATCTGACCTCCATGCTCGGCACGTATATCGAGCCGAACGGAGACTTCAAGGCCAGCCTGAATCAGGTCTTGGCCCGCATTTACAACATAGGCACTTACCGTGATCTGACTGTGCAATACAGTCTTCCGGTCGTCAACGGGTGTATTACGCTGCCCGATGACGCGGACGCCGTGCTGCGCACAATGGTTGATGGGCATCCTGCCCCAGTCCGTTCGATGTGGCACGACTTCAAAGCGATCGGTTTCGGGTTCGGCGCTGACCTCACATGGGGCCTGATTGATTCGGGCTTCTCACCAACCCTGCAATCCTTACCGGAAGCCGGAATCACCGAGCTTACAGTCGTGCCCTTCGGCCCTTACGCAAATACAAGAGATTTTGATAGTGCTGACGGCGAAGAGATTGTCGTGCGTGCGTCAAATTTGGATGGGGTTTTTGAAGCCGCCGCCGATAACACGCTGAAGATCACCTTCGCTACGCCTGTAACCAACATCCAGTCCATTCGCTTCGAGGGCTTGCTTATTTCCTACGCGCTCGTAACTGACGCAGAGGATCTCGGAACGGCCTACGCTGTTGTCGGTCCGGAAAGCGGCGTGACTCGTTATAGACGCTTCCGTTTGAATCGTTCTACCGATGGCGTCACTACGGTGCATGTCCTTTGCAAGCGAGCATTCCAACCGCTGTCCGGTGACAATGACATCGTCTATGTTGGCAATATCGGCGCACTCAAACACGGCTTGCTTGCTCGTATCGCTGAAGACAGCGCGGACATCGAGCGTGCCGAATACCATTGGCAGCGTTGCACTTTGCTACTCGAAGAAGAAGCCAACAGCACACGCGGTGCTGCTTTGCCTAGACTGAACATCGACCCGTTCGGAACAGGCATGCAGAACAAACTCTACCAGAACTACTGATTTGATTATTCTACAGACCACACCTGAACAACGCAGTGAAGCCCGTGCCAATTCATCCAAGATGGGTGTCTTACACAATTCCTTTTCCAAGGGCAAGGGTAACGACCCCGGCAACATGGGAGAGATCGTTGTTCTGAAACACTTAGGCGGTTTGCGCGTTGGGGCTACAAAGTTCTCACACGATATCGAGCTGCCTTCAGGCATTCGCGTTGACGTGAAAACGACGATCGCTGCCGCACCGCCTGAACCCCATTACTCGGCTCGGGTCTATGGATCGGTTGAGGACAAGGAAAAGCTGTGCACGAAGTGCGACGTGTATTACTTCGCCCGTTGCAATACGCAGCTCACGCTCGTTACGATCGTCGGCTGGCTTCCTGCTCGGGAATTTATTGAGCGTGCGATCTTTTCCCCTAAGGGGCACGTCAATCCGGATGATGGTAAACTATCCTATTCGGATGAATACACGATGCTTATCTCGGATCTGATGCCGCCTGAAGTTAAGATCACAAAAAAGAGGCTCGGCCTTACTGGTAAACGAACCAGAAAAACCAAGCCTGTTTGACTTGAACTTACTTAAATAGTAAACTTTTAAGTTTACCCCAAAGAGTTCTATGTGGGGTAATTGGGTTTAACATAAAGCTGCTGCTGAGAGGGACATGGCGGCATCTATAATAGATTTCCCGCCCTACTAAACGCTGCCTTATGCGTAACTTTCGGGTATCCCCTAAGCCTTCGGAAGCGTCTTGCTCTATTAGAAGTTCTAAATCTTCTAGTGACCCGAATACTATTGTGTGCTCTTTCATTGGTCCCATATTATTTGGAGTTAAAAAATCTCGCCCTTGTCGATGTCGAAGTTCTCTCCGATGTCGATCTCCCAAATCTTACCTCCACCGTTACCTCTACTGCGCACAGTGCGCACGTTCGGGTTGTGTCGGCTGACTTCCTCAAGGACGGTCATGCCCCTACGCACGAACTCCAGATTGTTTGAGTTCCCAACGCTACGGCCCCCGTTCACCTCGTGCAATACGACGGTGAACTCGGTGAGCGTGCCGCGCCATTTCGGAGTCTCGATCTGCGACCGAACCTTTTTGGCGAAGAACTCGACCATTTCCGCGATCGCAGAACGGCTCGAATTATCGTAGGCAGCGGCTTCGATGAACGAGTCGATATACGTTTTGACGCCAAACCGATTTGAGTCGCTGACTTCAACAGGAGCTTGCCAGTCCAACAACCAACGCAAGAAGAACGGGAGCTCAGCAGCAATGGTTCCTTCGACCCATTGGTTCGAGCCGAACTTCATCTTGTGTCCGCTATTGATACGCAGCGCGATGATCTTGTCTCGGTTACTGGAATCCAAAGTAGGCAATGCCGCCAATGAGTTGGCATCCAAGTTGAGTGACATCATCACCCGACCCGCCCACGGCAGCGGAACAGCGTCCGCATACTTGGCATGATATTCGAGCCTAGGATTTGCCACGCACCGCTTCGTGAGCTCAACAAACTTGCGTTGGTCTGCGTAGGTGGCAGCCGCAACTTGGTCGTCAATGACCCAAGCGGCAGAACCGCAGAGGTCTTTGTTGAAGCTAGTCGTGCCGGACAAGTAGCCGCTGGCATCACTGAACCCGCCCACTGAGCCACCGACAATCTGGTTGGTGAGCAGAGTCTTGCCGTGCCCAGTTGGGCCCAGCAAAATGAGCAAGTGTCCTTGATCCATACGACTTTCAAGCACCGCCTTATAGAGCCTTTGATACCATGCGAGGAAGTAAGGCAGAGTGCTGTTGCCCTTGTCGTCGTTCGTGAAGAACGGCATCAAGAACTGATGAATCCACGGCCAGTTCTTCGGGTCCCCATCTTCCGCAGGTTTCACCGCTGAGGTGTAGCAGTTGTTCAGGATGCGTCTGCCGTTGAACTTCACGACGCGCTCTTTCGAGAACACGACAGGGGCAACTTCGTCCACCCGACAATCATTCGAGATCGTGAGCAACGCTTGCTCCACTTCTGAAATCGGCTGGTTCTTGTTCTGCTTCGTGGAGAAACCGCTCTTACGTAATTCGAGCACGAGTTGCTTTTCCGGCACAGTTACCGGTGAATTGTGAAGCATCTTGTAGAATGCCTTGCCGTTGAACCAGTAGTTGTCTAGCAAAGTTCCGAGCTTCTTTTGCTCGAACTTCTCCATGAACTTCTTACCTAAGATTTCACGCCAGCTCTTGAATCCCGTTCCTGCACGATCCGAGTAGCACACGATTCCGTCCTCCCGAATCTGGCATCCGTCACGGTCAATGCCGTCGTCGATCCAGAACAGCGGGCCACGGGCCCCCACGATGAACTCGCCAGTCCACCTATTCGGGAAACGGGCCATGACCTCTTGGGCCACTTCGTCGATCGGGATATTGGTGTCCTCCGTCTTAATCACTACGTCGTTTGCCGCCTTAAGCAATAGCGTCCTAACGAACAAAGAGGGCAACGGGTCACCCATTTTGGTCCAGTCCTCACCGATTGCGTAATACTGTGTCGGTTTCAGGCTGCAACTGTCGAACTTCGCACTTAGGGTTGGCGCTCGTAAAGCATCGGACAGACGCTTGTAGAATGCCACGGCGAGTTCTGGCGCTACGAGAATAGGCTCCTCGAATTCCCACACCAGACGCATGCCCTCGGATTGGGTTTTAGAGCGCCACGTTGGTAGTGATCCACCGTCGCATCGGTCAGTGAGGATCTGGTCAATGCGGCCCCACTCAGGCGGGCAGTCGTAATCGGCTACCCATCCATAGAGTTTGTTGATCGGATTGTCCGTAGAGATCCGTTGGTTCTTGTTGTCGCCCTCGGCCATCGTGAAGAAGCAATGGTCTGTATTGGCAGATGCGCACCACGCCCGATAATTGGCCTTGCGATCAATAGCGAAGTTTGGCCTAGGATAGGGTTTAGCGAGAGGGTCAGTAAAGGTCCCGTTGATTCCCACTTGCGTGAGATTTGAAATGTAGAGGTAACTCATTTTGCGTAGAGGTCGAGGATGTGTCCTTCAGCAGCAACGGGAATGTCTGGAATCCAATCCGGTGGCGTTGACATGATGTTCAAGATGTTGCTAAGGGCTTCATCGGCAATCGCTTCAGGCACTTCGCAAACAACTTCGTCATGGACGTGCAGGATAATCGGGTATCCAGCGGCGTCAATACGCAGCATCATGTCAGAGAAGATATCTCTAGCAAGCCCCTGACTAGCATTTTCAGCGAGTGTGCCCCCGTATAGCTTGATGTCACGCATTCCGCCCATGCGATACATCTTGCCGATGATGGCAAAGCGATCGCCTAGGGCTTTCATTTTGCGCAGCTTGCCGTAGCGTAAAATACGGGCCGATGGTAGCTCCAACTCGAACGGAACGCCCAAAGCGCAGGCGGTAACCAGTTCCTGATTCAGCTTAGCCCAGTAATTCACTACCGACTTCATCCGTAAGCGGTAAGTGCGCACAGCTTGCTCAGCTTCCTCAAGGCTCATGCCGCTGAATTCAGCGAACCGAGCGGCCCCGATTCCGTAGCCACAATTGTGGACCACCATAGGGCCCGCGTCCGTAAGTATCGTGAACCTATTCCGTGGTCCCGCGAAGCTGACATCGTAGACTACTGACCTCCTTTTCGAGTTCGGTAATTCTTGTCTGCATACCATAAACGGTCCTGCGGTTTTGCATATTGTCAGATCTGGAGACAAATCGTAGGTTTTCTGGCTGGTAACCTCGATCATTGTCGATCCTGTCGAGTTGTAGTTCAGCGTCATCCCACCCTTTGAGGGTAGTGAGATAGGCGAGGAACTCCTGCCTTCGCCCCCTCCACGGTGGGAATACGTGTATTCCACGCCCCCCATAATGCCTGTAAGCTGCGTCATTTGGGTTGTGGCATCGGTTGATGCAGGCCGAAATACGGTCAAGAAGTCGCTGTCTAGCGTCGTGGTCGGGGACGAAATTTTCGTATCCGCTGTTCCTCCGATTGGTTTCCGCTGATTTCTGTTTGGCGCACGTGTTGCACCTAGTTGTCCTTCCCGTTTTGACGTTGTTTCTGTCCACAACACCAATCCATCCGCATTCACACCGCATTCGCGGATGCCATGCCCTATTTTTGTTAACCCATTCGAGCACGGTAAAGTTACCGACCTTACTGCCGACTCCGTAAGGGAAGGGTTTGTAGCCACCTCGCACCACTCCAGCCACCCATCTTCCGTTAGAATCTCGTGGTCCTCTGTTACACCCACCCCGTGTTGTCTGATTGTCTCCTGTTCCCCTTGACATATAATTCCATTATGGTTAACCCACTCAACCCCATCCCATACTCGGTCTTGGGTTTCTAGATATAGAATAGGTTTCCAACCGTATTCAGTCAAGACCAAAGTATCGGGCTCAAAGCATCCCAAAACCATTGCCTTGACCCGTTGCCTGAGTCCTTTGTCGTAGTCCTTGAGCTCGCCGTTGGCTGGATCGTGCAGGCCCAACAACACACCGAACGCATGGTAGATGTCCTTAGCGTTGCGGATCATGTCCAAGGCCCGCTTGTCCCCCGCCAGATAACTGAGCGTGCGAACCTCAATCTGGGAAAGGTCAGCTACAATGAGCTTGTTGCCTGCCTTAGGCTTAATCATGTGCCGGAAATTGACTCCGAACATTTCTTCCCGAGGCAGGTTCTGCAAGTTGAGGTTGCCGCCGCTGCCGCTGAAACGTGCAGTTGGGTTCGCCCCGCAATACATGAGTCCCCCATAATAGCGATCGTCAGGCATCGTGCCGTAATCGAACGCCTGTAGTTTCTTCTGGAACATGTTAATGCGGCGGTAGTCCTGCACCGATCGTGCCCACGGGCAATCTTGTTGGTGTGCAGCAAACCACTTGTCCGCATCCTCGTTGCCTGCGGCCAAAGACTTCGGCGGGTCAATGCCTTGCTTGCGGCATTGTGCGTTGAATGCCTTGCGGCTCAACGGGGTTGCGTCACCGATCCAAGGGATTGACCGTTCGGCGTCAAACAAGGTGTTGCCAATCTTAACGATGTTCTCACGTAATGCTTTAACGTCGATCGGCAAACCGCGCTGGCAGATCTTGCGGTTCATCCGGCTGATGTCTCGCTCAACTTGCGGCCATTGCTCGTGTAATGTTTTCCAGATACGCAAGCAAAGCTGAGAGTCAACGATCGCGTATTGGGTGACCTCCTTGCGGAACTCCTCGGACATCGAAGACCATTGCAAGCCTTTCATGTTATCCCGAGTTGTCTTATCGACTTTGATGTCGAATAGGGTAGCACTCGCGTTTTTGAGCGAGCGGGGCAGACCTAAGTAGGCGACCATATCAGCGGTGCAGTGCCATTCGGCGGGAGTGCAAGGCTTGAACCAGCCGCAGTTTACCCCGTGCAGGTAGAGCGACTCATCGAAGGAGGCGTTGTGGCTCAAGACAGTATGGCCGTTAAGCATGGACCAGTCGAATTCCCGAGGGCAGCCTGCGTATACATAACCATCATCCCCGACGACGGTTACCATATAGGCTTCAAAAGAAGGGTGCGAGAAATACCCAGCAGGTCCTAGTGTGGTGATAGAGCATTCGGAGTCGTAGAAACTCTCGAAATCCAAGGCGTATGTAATCATTGTTTGTAAGTTTTCTGTTTAGGATTTAAGGCGTAAAAATACCCACGCCCGCTGCATAACACAGGCAGGCGTGGGCTTTGGGTTTGGTTTAGTTAAGTTCCGGAACGAAAGCGAACTCCAGTTGTTCGTTTGCTTCGGACTCCAGTCGCTTAACCTCATTGTCGAATGCCGCTGCCATTACAAGCAGGCGGCCCTTCTGAATGGAGGCGGTAGCGATTTGACCACTTAGCTCTTCGGCTGCACGACGCATCGCATCGGCTTCTGATCTAAGTGTGTGAATAGGATTCAATAGTCCCACATCAATTACGTTAGTCTCCATTTGGATTATGCGTTAGGGCGTGATGCGAACTCTTGGGCTTCCTTAGGTGACTCCTCTTTCGTTACGGAAAGAGTTGGCACATACCAGCTATACTTACCCTTCGACATCAGCTCCGTGCCGAAAGTCCACAAACGAGTGAAGGCCGGAACGGTTGGGTTGAATGTTTGGAAGGTGAATAGGCGCTTGAAGGTCAAGCGGTATGCGTCCTTCTGAACGGTAAGGCGACCCAATTGGTAGTTGTTATCCCCGATTGGGTATGGGAAGTTCGTGTCGTCATCACCGATCTGTGGGATCAGCAAGATGATTTCGGCAAACTCCACAATTGGGTAGCTGCTTTCTTGGGCCAGAGCCCGTGCGTCCAACTCATTGCTGGCCATCTTAGGGATCTGGTCGTCGTCGTAAGGGACATCTTCCTTCCAACGTTTAACAGCGCCTACGATGATTACAGGGGTTTTCTGCTCGGCTTCCAGTAGGACGAACTCTTTGTCCAATACGACGGAACCGACAGGCCCTTCGATCTGTGACATCTTCTGGATGACGTTCAAACGCGGGATTTCAATATCCTGTGAGAGTGCCATGCCTTGATTCGCTACTACGCTTAGTGTTTCGGTGCTCATGATTATGATATAGGATTACAGATTCAGTGCTTTGTTTGCTGGTCCTGACTGGTCGGACTTAGGTGGTAAAAAGTAAAAAGGGGCGCAAGGTTCTTGGCGTTTAAGTCAGGCTGCATACAGCAACTGACCCCTGAAAGTGGTAGAAATTGACGGCCCGTTGATTACCTTTGGATTTGGAATCCTCTGGTTCCGCCTATTAACCGACTACGGGCCAACGTCGGAATCACTTAGGTTAGGGAAAGTTGCGGTTACTCGGCGTGCGCGAATTGCGTTCCCGCACGTTCAAGCCGCTTCCCGAGGATTTGGACGTATTCACTCATCACCCGTTGCTGGGAGTAGAGCAGATCCTTGTCTTCGCGTGGCAGCTTCGGGAATGCCGGATCGGCCATGAACGTATTGAGTTTGTTCAGGCGTGTGGCGGTTTCTTGCGTCTCAATGAGGAGACGTGCTCTTTGTTCTTGGTCCATAATGTTGTTTTATGTGTGAGAAAGTGTCACCGCATGGGGTCTTTCACCCCTCCAGTTTAGACGACTGGCGCATTAACATGCGGTGCGGTATTGGTTGCGCAGTCGGGATTTGAACCCGAAACCCTTGCTTATGAGACAAGTGAGATACCGTTTCTACCACCGCGCTGAAGGGAAGTTGGCTTGTTCCGTTTATTTTGCAAGAACTATTTTAGTCAAAAAACGCTTCGAACTTTTCGATCCTAATCTTTAGTTCTTCGTTTTCAGTGAACAGTTTATCAATGAGTGCATTTTTAGCACAATGGGCTTCTTCCCACTTTTCTATTTCGCTTTTGAGAACGCCCAGTTCTTTACACACGTTTTCGAGATCAGCTCGCTTACAGTGATTTTCTGTTTGTAGTTCCCCAACTAAACGCTGGAACGCGTCTCGTTCGTTGCCCAGCGCTAGAATTCGTTGGAGGGCTGAACTTACTGTGACCAGTAACCTGCCTTCAAGAGTAAGGTTCTTCGCCCGCGCATCGTCGATGATTTTGGATGCCTCGAAAATCGTTTTGGTTTTAGCGTTTGACTCGTCCCGTTCGTTTTGGAGCATAAGCTCGCGACGTAGCACCGCTATGCGATGCACGCACACAAGGTCTTCATGCATCATCTTCCAAGTATCACGGTCTTGGGTCGCCTGTTTTACGGTGCTTTCGGATTCCAACCCTTTCAGGGCTAGCTTTAGAATATCTCTATGTGCGTCCCCTAGGATTGGGTTCTTTAGTTTCTCTAGGATGTCTTCTTTAGTAATCATGGTATGTGTTTATGGGAAAGTGGTCAGGAGGTTTTTACACCCAGCTAGCAGAGGCGATCAACCCTCCGCAGTCTGTTTTATCCCGAAAGTGGTAGCCGCTTACGGCGGCAAGTCGTGTGGGCCGTTATTATTTCTTGCGCTTGTGCTCCCTGAACGGCTGGGAATTGACCTCGCAGGTATTGACCACATCTCAACCACCGTAGAGGTCGCTCACGCCTCGGTAGATGGAACTCGACGATGCATCGGCGGAACTCATAAACTTTGATCGTGCCCACGTCTGACGGTGGCTGAGATGTAGTGACCGATTACGTCGGTCAGGCGTATCGCATTAACGCTGCGATAGGTGTCGTAGTTTTAGAATGGCGGAGTTTTCCTAGGTCTTACTTACTGGTAAGGCTGTATCTGGTTGGTCCGATCTCAACGATGCCTAGATCAATAGCTTCAGATTCGAACTGGTCAACAATAAAAGATTTTTTTCCTTTATCCGTTTTGTTGTGTAGGGCAGTTGAAACCTGATTGAGTGTTAGGTCAGCGGCTTCGATGATGTCCTCCATCTCAAGACCATACTGGATTCCGAGTTTGGCTAAGTAGTTTTTCTCAAGGGTCTTCTTAAGGCCGCCCATAGAGCGCAGCTTGTGGTGCTCGAACTCGTGCCCGTTTAATGCCAATCCGGTAGCCTTGTGCTTAATCGACTTTGCCCAGTTTTCTACAATCTTTGCCACGATGAACAGGCGCTCCAGAACTTCAGGATCTTCAACTTCTGACGGGCTTATAGGTCCCGTAGGCAGTAGGTCTGGCCGGATCTTTTTGGCGATCGTGACACAGACTGCACCTAATGCGGGGCAGTTCTCCTCGTGCCTACAGAAGCGGCAGTTCACTGAAGGAGTAACATCGTCGATGTCGATATCGCCTGTAGCCCACTTCGGTCTTACTGTTTCGGCCTTGCCGATTACGTCGGAGATCTCCTTGCGTAGGGTGGGCATTTCGTCACGCACGAATACGCCGCTGAGGATGCCCCCGTTGAGTGGCACGATGAAGGCGAACTTGATCGTGTGCAGGTGCGGGAACATTTGGAACGCCGCCAATGCGTAGGCTTTGGATTGCCAGTTATTCTTTGGGTCGTCAATCTTGCTGATGCCTGTCTTGTAGTCGATCATCACGGCTACGCCATCCGGAGAATGCACCAATAAGTCGCATGTGCCGAAGGTTGGGGTAGCCGCATCAAGCTCAAGCACTAGACGGATCTCCCGTTGGGTTGTTTTCGGTAGGTCACCGAACACGCCGTTTAGGATCTCGTCTTCATCCTTAATGATGCCATCATAGATTTGCAGCTCTTCTTCATCGTGCAAAGCGGATGGGTCGCGTATCTCAAGGGCTTCATGTATCCTTGTTCCTTTTTCGGCAGCCGCAGAGGTCCCATCCTTGCCGTGGTATCCGGCACAGGTTGCGACATACTTGAGTGAGGAAGGGCCGAACTCAGCGTGTGCTCGTTCGGAGTGGTTTACGGTTTCTGTATTCATTTGTGTAGGGTAAAAGTTACGGGTTATCGGAGTCGTTGCGTTGTCGGGCGTAATAGTGGCTGCGTTCATTCGGTGTGAGTTTATCCACGCCGTGCTCTTTCACTTTGGCCTCAATCTCCTCCCCAATGCGGTCGAACTCCTGATGCTTCAACCACCATTTATTCACTTCCTCCAAATTAGGTAGGTAATTAGGGCTGTGTTTATTTACTGAGGTGCATAAGGTGCATAAAAGTTCGGTGAGATAATGTATCTTTTTTGCGAGTCTGATTGGTCTATCGTGGGTGTCTGGATCGTAGCAGGGCATATTTGTGTATGGTAAAAGTTAATGTCTAAGGCCGCAGTTCGGGCAGATCCCTACGCCATAGCGCGTGTAGTTCAAGCGGTTACGGCATTGGTAGCAGCAGCCGATAAACTTAAACACGAGTTTTACATAATAACGGATGCGTAGTTTAAGTCTTAGAAGTTTCATGCGGTGTGTAATGTCTCCCTAAAGAGCCTTTTATGTTCGAGCTTTACAAGTATTTTTTCTTCAATTGTTCCGGACGCCACCAATACCCGTTGCACGCAAGGGGACTTTGCCCCTGCTCTGTGGATACGGCCTAAGGTTTGAACGTAGGCTTTCTCGTCGAACGTGGGCGAGATCAAACTCATCCGAGGATGGCCGCCTACCGTATCGTGCAAGGATACCCCCGTTCCGCCTGCTGCGATATTGCAGACGATCACTCGTGACTCGTTGCGTTGGAACGATTGGATATTCTCTTCGCGCTCCGTATCCTTCTGGCCGCCGACTACAACAGCGCATTTCGCGCCAAAGGATTCCTGCAAGGCTTTGACGGTATCGACAAAGTTTACAAACACAGCAACGCTGAATCCTTCCGCACGGGCTTCCCACACCATGTCGATGATGTCTGGGACCTTAGCCGCTTCGGCCAACTGTCTCGCCCGAAGCATTTCCACTAAGACGTGCGGGGATGCCCCACCGTTTTCAAGGAACTGCTCCACGATTTCCGGCGTGATTCCGTGTTCGGCGTAGAACTTGGCAATGTCCTTGAGGGAGGCAAACGCAAGGGGTTCCGTGATGATTTGGTTTCCTGCGAATTCACTTGCAAGATCCCCGCAAGTCAAACGCGTGGCGGTTACACCATACATCTTAGCGTTGATCTCCTTGAGCTTAGCGACTGAGCCAGCATGCCAAGCGTTCCAATGGTCCTTGCGGCAGCCGTGTTCCAGCATCCAAGTGAACCAGCTCTTGAGCTGGCCCTCAGCGCGGTTCAAGGAATGCAGCCCTAAGGCAAATCCAATACTCCGCATTTCTGTAGGGTCTTGGCAGGCTGTAGCGGACAGCATCAAGTTGTAGTAGCCTGCTTGCTTTGCCGCGATGAGCATCTGACTGTTCTGGCTGAACGGGGACATGCAGCGGTGAACTTCATCCCAGATGATTAGTGTATTTTCCGGTAGCATCCACCGGAATAGTTTCTTGCCTACCTTAGCCAGATGTGGCCCGCCGCGTTTGAGCTTCTCGTAGTTGGTTACAAATACGGGCTCGATGCCTAGCTCCGCGAGCTCGCGCTTCCATTGCGGGATAACGATCTTCGGGCATACGATGGCAACGGGCATGCCTAATTCAAGAGCAGCCCTACATGAGATAACCGTCTTGCCTACTCCGGTTCCCGAACTATCCAACGCGCCCTTGTGCTGCAAGAGCGCGTCCTTCAGGAAGTCAACGGACGTTCGTTGTTTAGCGTAAAGAGTTTTCATGGCTTGCCTTTTGGTTGTTAGTCATTTGCTTATACAGATTGGGGTAGGTTATCGAATACACAACTTATCACTTCCCGCACTATAGCTTTTCGTGAGCGTGACCGCTCTGTCTCCATACTATCATTGTATGCTGCCATCATGCCAAGGGGCACATCCACAACACCGGTAACTGTTTCGGGATCATAGCCGTGAGTGTGGTGTAGGACGGCCAGTGTTGCGCCGCCCATACCCATTTTCTTAATTAACCGTGGGACATTTACTTTTGCGGTTTCGTAAACCTCGTGCGCTTTCTGCTCTTCGCTTTCGAGCACATCCCCAATTCCGATACCCACATTAAATGGTCGCTTCTGGCATTCTGCGGGCAAGTCATCCCACCGGACGTTCTCCCTAGTTCTCCCGCACCAGAAGCATTTACAAGATCGTAAGGACGAGGGGAAGTTATGAGTGTTTGGGTCTGATCGGAAGTGGGGAGCATGATAGGCGTGATAGGCTTTCATCACGCTATCCTTTTCTTCAGGCGACGCGTCGAAGAACTGTCGCGCAATTCGGACAATACTAATATCTGGATAGAGTGCAGTCTTCTGTCCGATGTCGGGGGTGGTTTTCATTGCTCGCCTTTAGGTTGCGCGTCGTTATGGATTGTCTTCTTGAAACCTACGTTTCCGGCAATGTGATATACGACTACCCCTTCTGGATTCATGTAGTTCGGAGCGGCTTTGCTTCCAGTTGCCCCAAGCACAGTGAGGGTAGAGTTTACAAATGCAGTGTCAAATGGCCCACGATAAAGGATAGGCACTACTTTACAGCATGCAGGCGCACGTTCTTGCGGTTTATGGGTCATCTCTTTGGTTTTGTAGTCCCATTCCGTGGATGCAACGCCAATTGGATCGTCTCCAGCAACCCAACGTCCTGCGTTAAACAACGAGAAGAAGCGTTCGCCGTTCTTGAAGCCGTAGCCGCGTTGGATACCGCTACCCCACCATTCTCCGAAGTGGTGCCCTTCACCCAACTTGAAAAGTTCGCTGGCATTAGCGACTGCCCAATTGGCGAAGCCGTAGTTGTCATTGGCAGTAGTAATCCAACGGGTTCGGCTTCCGGCCCACATGCCTAAGGCGCTGCCGTCTTTATTGAAAAGTGTAGCAATCGACTTAAAGTCGGTGTGGTCTGTGGGTCCGATGTAAATGCTGGCATTCGTGCCATCAATTTTCTCACTAATTATCACTTCCCGAGAGAGCCTTGCCATTTTGGGGAATGGCTTAAATTTATTCTGATTTTGTTGTGTTTCCATTTCCTGTTTTCCTATCACGGGTTCGTATTCTGTGGCAATTGGCGCAAACTAATTCGCATTTGTCCAACTCGGTTTGTATAAGCTCTCGGCTGTAATGGTGGGCGAACATGCTGCCGATGTTGTAGGCTTTCTTGCCCCCCTTGCAGTGATCGAAGTCCATGCAGCACACCGGAAAGCATTCTCCGCAGTCTGTGCATGGCTTTGATTTTAATTCGACCATCCACGCCTTGAGTGCTACCGCCTTGGCTCCTTCGTCCCTCCATCGACCTCCTGTCGCATATCTGCGAGCGCGATAAACCCTCACCGATTCGTTGTGCTTTTCCCGGTTCTTGGCTACCCAGTTCCGTTGTCGAATTATGGCGGCTTCCTTTTGCTCCTTGGTCAGGACCCTTTTCTTTTTTGTTACACCCATAGCGGAAGTATGGACTAAACGTCAAGGATGTCAATGCTTGCTTTTCTGTAATCATGCACTCGCGTGATAGGCGAGCCATCTTTGGGAATGGTTTGAATTCGGTCATTTGTTTAGGTAGTGTGAGTTAATTGCGTCAAAGCCAGATTTTCGTAATCTGTTTCTAATCAGGCCGATTTTCTTGTCGAGCAAAGACAGTGTGGTTTCCGTGTTGTGTTTGCCGGATACCCGACTCAAGCACCAGTCCGATAACGCTTGCAGCTCCTTCTGCAAGCGGCATCGGTATGCGTTGTCTATGATTTGTTTGTCAGTCATTTTTCCATTTGTTGATGGTTTTGAGAAATGCTTCTGCGCGTTTGGCAGCGGTAGCCTGCATAACTTCAACTAAATCGCCAGTCAGCAGTTCTGCTACGGTAATCTGCTGGTCGAATGGTAGTCTCTCTATTGCAGTATGCATCGCGTTGAGGTCTGTAAGGTAGCTCGGAATAATTTTTGATTCGCCCGTTGGGTCAACTCCCCGCAGACCACCGTAACTAAATCGGTTGATTCGCTCAATGCATGTCCACCCGCAGGCCTCGGCAATCGTAATCCGTTGTTGTTCCGTGTTCATGGTTCCCATAAGTCAAGTGTTCTGAGAAACGCTTCGCAGCGTTGGGCAGCGGTGGCGTGTATAGAGATACGTTCGTTATCGTAGGCACTCCACCCGATGACTTCAGCAATTAGAACGCTTTGGTATTTTTTACGCAGGGGATCTGTCAGCGTCTTCTCAAACTCATGGCATGCGTTGAGGTCGTTGAGGTAGTCAGGGCAACTCGTAAAACCGCCCCAGTTCTGATACACCATTCCGTCCGGCGCGAGCCAGTCACTCACGTTTTTTCGCTTTACCCACCCGCAGGCTTCAGCAATAGCGATTCGTTGGGCTTCAGGACTCATGGTGTCGTGTGTTTTGATTTCGTTCATGGTTTTATAAATCTGACTTTGGTTTGTTTATTTGGCTGTTCATCCAATATAAATCCATGCCAGTTCGCGGCGTTCGTGGGTAGCTTGGCAGCGTTTGCATTCCGCGTTGCCGTTCCGTAGCAAGTGGAAGCTCACGCTCCCGCATGCGCATTTCAGGCATTCGTCGCGGCCATCTTCCGGCTTCATCGCGTAGTCTGGGCAGTTTCTTTTCTTCCACCCGTATTCCGAATCAAGTTCGTTTTTGGGCATATACCAACGGGGATTGCGACCAGCAAGGCAGGTTACTTTTTTGTCGTGATAGACGAGGTTGGTGCATTTATCGCAGGGACTCATAAGAGGATGAACAAGTCGTGAGACCTAACCGGATACAGCCGGATTGTTTGATTTTGAAGCGGAGTCCTGCGCGGCTGTATCCGGCAGGTCCACATGGGCGTTAGCCAGAGAAAGGTTGGTGTATCCGTAGAAGGCGATGTTGGCCGCGTTCCCCTGGATGCCGGGATGGTCTAGTGTCAGCACCTCTTTTACATCGTTCAGTTTATCGTCGCGAAGCACCTCGCGCCCTTCTCTTAGCGCGAGGAATAACGGGTAGTGCGGGCTTTCCTTGGAAGGGGGTCTTGCGTTTCTCGGATACCAGAGATCAATGTGCATTTCGTCGCCATACTGGCGAGCCTGACTTAGAATCGTATCATCTTCTTCGGTGTTCATTTGAGTTATCGGTGTTGGTTTTTGGATTTTGGAATTACCATTAGTCGTTCAGCACATACTTCATTTGTCCAGCATCCGCGATTGACGCGCACAGCGGGAAGTGCTCTGCGAACTGAGTGAAGATGCTGTTGGCTAGATCACGATGCTCCTTCTGAGCATGTGCCGAACGACGTTGCCAGAAGTAGGTGATCCAGCTACGGACGCTGCCCTTCATGTAGGCACGAGTGGGTGTGCATAGCGGCAGCACCATACGGGCGGATTCAGGTGCGGCTCCGCAGTCCAACAACCATTCGTATTCTGCTGCGGCTCTACCTGCTTCAAAGATAGTATGTTCTGACAGCAAACTGCTTACCTCACCTGACCCCTGTCTGTTCCCACCTTCGTGTTTCAGACGGATTTCCAAATCGCTGAAATCGAATTCCTTAACTTCCGCATAGCGTTGCGAGAACTCTTGAAACTTAAACGAAGAATGGCGCAGGATCTGAGCCATGATTGCTCTGCTGGTGTGGATCTCGAACGTCACGTCCACCATATCGAAGACAGACCAATGTCCGTTTTGTAGGCAATATCGTAGGAGTCCTTCTCCGGTTCCGTGGTTGTGCTGGTTGTTCGGTGAGCTGACTCGGGCTTGGTAAACGATGAACTGCTCGGGGGTAAGATCAAGCAGATCGGCTTGGATGGGTTTGGTGATGCTTACGATTTCTGATTTCATTTTGTTGTGTTTAGTATTAGGGGTAAGGGGCCCTACATTGAGCAGGGCCCCTGTTGTGTGGGATTAGAGTTTGATCACAGATGCGGTTTCGAACCACATCCGCGAGATTGGCTTATCCTGAGGCATGTAGCCTTTGGCTGCGTCTACCAGTAGAGCGCATGTGAGTAGCGCCTTTGCGATATCTTGCTGGCCTAGCTTATTGGCTTTCTCCACTAAAGATAGAACATCCAATTTTGGGTCGGGCAAGCAGACATCGGAAGCCATCAACAGGTATACCGGCTTACCTTCTTTCTTCACTAAGCGTTCAGCTTCCTTGCGGGCGTCTTCAATGGTGGCATGCTTGACAGTGGGTGCTGACCCACCTTCTACGTGTAGCATGTAGAATTCTTGATCTTCGAATCTTTTCGCTGGCTTATCTTTAGGTCCGAAGAGGGCGTCGAGTTGTTTGTTGAGTAGGTCTGACATATTAGTTTGCTGTTGCGGGTCTTGGTTAATGGGGATTTGTTTTTGCGTCAATAAATTTTTTCAATCTTTTACGGCTTCAATGTGGTGCGGCTCCCCCGAAAAATAAATAGTCTTGTTCCAGCCGTCCCCCTCAATGTCATACAAAATATGGCGATCTTTTGCGACGATTGTGTGGCCTTTGAATGTCCCGCGATACACCCAACGGTCATAGCCTTCAGGGATAGGTGGTAGATTCCATCCAGACGGTATCGGCAGGACGCGCTGATCCAACGCAACAGACTCGTCTTTGATGGCTTCTGCTTTTGCCACAGCAGCAGCAGCAAAGGTAACTCGCACAGGCTTCTTGTTCCTGTCATCCTGCAACGTGCCG